GCCATAGAGGGAGTTCCACGCATCGACTCGCCTGGAGGGATCAGCCAGCAATGTTCCGAGTCTTCAAACGATATCTCGATGACTCGTTTGTCGGCGTCGGCTCTCTCTTCGTCGGTTGGGATAACGTGAGGGAAACTCCCCTCCGTATTCCGTATGACGATATGGCCAACGGTCTCGACCCAGCCTAAGTCGAGTGGCTTCCAGTCATCGTCGGCTACGCAATTCCGTCGCCATAGCTGCTCGACGGTTTCGAGCTCACGATTGAAGCGACTCTCGATCTGCGTAGGCTCGTCACCTTGCTGCTGATGGTAGATCATCTCGACTACGGTGAGACGGTCTTTCGTTAGTGCTCTCACGGTTCGCTCCTCCGCTTGGCGGTTACTTCTCGAATGCCTCTACAACTACTTGGACGGTAGCGGTATCAGCTTTGATACGTAGGCTGTTGATTGCCCCTCCGGTTGTTCCAGTTCCCGTTCCGAACTCTTGCGAGATATTACGGGCGAGCCGTAGCACGTAGGTCTCACCGGGGAGTATCTCGCCGAGCGGATAGAACGTAGTGCCGTCCCAGATTCCGTACGAGACATAGTTGGTCGCGTCGAGGTTCATGAGGCGACAGAATCCCGGCGTTGTTAGTTCGGCGAGACTAACGCTGACGCCCGCTGTCGTTACCGCGATAGCTCCCGGCGTTGGTCCCTTCGTGCCGGTCATGTCGGCTTGAAAGGAAGCCGGTTGGGCGTTATAGCTCAGTGGGTCTTTGATAATCTGGAGACCGGCTCGTACGGTTACTTCGTTAGCCATAGTAATTCCTCATAGCGAAGTTGGAATGCCGAGTAGAAGCAAATTGGACTCGGTGTATTTTTGGATGTTAGTCGTCGAAGGAGTCGAGGACGTTAGCGGCTTACCGGCTCCGTCGAGTAGAACTCTCATCGGGTTGTCGTTGTAATCGACCGCTCGAATAAAGTGACCGGGGTTGGTTGGGTCGGGAGCGGAGCCGTTAATGTCTTCGAGTACCCATCCGGGTGCACCCGTACCAACCGAGTTATCCCAATGGCCTTTGAGGACTTTGTTACCTTCGTCGATCACGGTACGGTCGAAGCCGTCGTAGCGAATGTCGAAGTCAAATATACGAGTGTAGTAGAAGTTACAAGTACCGTAGAGCCGTCGTTCCCAAGTTACGTTAGAGAGCTTGACGCGGCGGCTCGCCAGTCCCCAAAGGGTAGCGTTGTTCAGCGTATCGACCATCTGAGCGAACGTATCCAAGCCGAGTGAGCCGACGTTCTGTTCAATGCGTACGGTCGGGCGGTTCTTATCGAACTCGACTTGAGGACCACGAAGCATCTCGTGAGACGAGTTCTTGATTGCGTCTCCGTCCTTATCCTGCGTAGCCTCTTCTGTATACTTAACGAAGGAGCCGGAGAGCTTCTGAGGCTCTAAGAGCGGATCGTCAATCTCTTCGTCTTGGCAACGAGTTGTAGTAGTATCCGTCGAGAAGACTTGCGTAACTTCCCACCACTTACCGGCTTCGTTCTTAGTAAGCTGCTCCACCTTCATATCGGGCTGGCAGAACGCCCAACCGTCGAAGTCGGTATCGAAAGACCAAGCCGAGCCGATGATCGGTAAGCCGGGGCAATTCATAACGACGTTGGGGCCGTCCGTAGCTGCCGTACACCTAACGAGATGGACGACGCGGTAGTTGCGTTGCCCGTCGTTATTACGGACGAGTCCCCATTTGCGTTGACCGTTTGCGAGAGCAGCGGACATAGTTAGATTCCTGCGGCAGTAAATTCAAACGGTATCTTGTCGGCGTTGGCTTCTTCGAGAGCTACGAGAGTCTCAGCGGCTACGGCGATACGTTGTAAGACAGCGGTATCGCGTTCACCCGGAGCCATCTTGGTTCCGCCTCCGGTAGCCTTCGGTACTCCGCCGACGTTATCGATTGCGGTAGGCATGCCCGAGCCGAACGCTCGTTGCTTCTTGAGTATCGCTTTGGTGTCATTAAACTGGGACATACGGGCGATCGCTTCGGCACTTCCAGCCGCGATAGCATCGACGCCTGATACGGTAAAGTCAGCTTTGAATTCCTTCGAGAGTTCCTTGCGAGTCTTCTCTAAGCTCGCCGTCATAATATCGGAACTGATGGCTCCAGCGTCGAAGAGTTCTTGGAGTTCTTTCTTCTTATCGGTTAGCTTCTCTAGCGGAGTCTTGAACTCTTCGGTTATCTTCTTACCCTCCGCCATCAACTTCTTATACTTCGTCATGTCGGCCACTTGGCCCTGAAGCGACTTGACGTTCTTGAGTTGAGCGTTGGTTGCTCCATCCAGCTTAAGAGCGTAGATATCAGCTTGGTCACCAGTCATTGAGAACGTAGCTATCTGGAACTCCAAACTCTCGGTAAGATTCTCGATACCCTTCGCTACGTCTGCCGCCTTTTGCATCTCCGCCGATCTCGCGGTTAGAGCGGTAGCGTACGCAAGCTCCTCTTCGGTAGCTCCCTTAATTTGGAAGCGATAGAGAGCGGCAGCATCATCGGCCATCCCTATCGTATTGACTTGGTCTTCGAGATTCTTAGTAAGTGTAGCGAGTGATGCTGCGTCGTCCTTATCGAGCATGGAGACCGGACCTTTTGCGTCACCACCTGCTCCCGCTGGCGAGTTGAAGGCAGCGAGTTCTATCTTAGGTTGATCGCTTGTTTTCTTAACGTCTCCCTCTAGTCCAGCCAATGCTTCTCGGTAAGACTCAACCGACTTGCGGCGAACTTCAATTTGCTTATTGATGTCAGCGAGTTCGGTAGCCTTATCAGAACCGGCTTCTCCAACTCCGTCTTTCTTCATTTGGTCGCGTACTTTGGTAAGCTGTCCGAGTTCTTTAGATTGTCGGTCAAGGCTATCGTTGACCAAGTCGATAGCGTCTCCGGTAGCTCCGAGCTTCTCCAGTGCGGCTACTTCACCTAGAACCTCTCGGGTGCCTTCTCCGACTAGCCCAGCAAGATCGTTAGAGAGTTTCTCGGAGATACCTTGTTGGATAGCTAAGTCCGCGTACGCAGCCGCGAGCATACCAACGGCAGTAGCAACTCCGGCGAAGATGAAGACGGCGGGAGAAGCGACAGCGAGGAAGGCTCCGAAGGCTATGGTAGCTGTACCGAGTACCGTAAGTAGAGGACCGATAGCGGCTACGAGAATGCCAGTGCTGATCGCCGATTGTTTGGCCCCTTCCGAGAGTCCATCCCACCAAGCCTTCGCCCCTTTGATTACTTCGCCGAGTGCTTTGAGCTTCGGAGCTAGGTGCTGGCCGATCTCGATGAAGACGGCGGTGACTTGGTTCTTGACTACCTTCAACTGATTCGTGAACGAAGCCATTTGCTTGTTGGCTACGTCTTCGGTTGTACCCCCAGCGTCCTTCAGACCGGCTTCGTATCGCTTGAGTTGTTCGGTAGCCCCGAGCAAAGGTAGGATCGACTTCTGAGCGAGAGCCTGGAAGCCGAGTAGTTCTAGCGATGCCTTCTTTTGCGGTCCAGTCATGTGCTCGAAGGCGATGTTCATATCTTCGAGTATGTCGATGAAGTTTCGATACTCTCCGCTGGCTTCGTCGATAACCTTGATGTTCATCTTCTTAAACTGCTTCGCGTTCTTATTTGCTGCCGAAGTTAGAAGCCGCGTAGCTCTACCGAGTAGGTTGCCCGACTCCGCTGCCTTCTTTCCTTTGTCGGCGTAGACGGCAAGCAGAGCCACGGTAGTCTCTAGTTCCATACCTAGCTCTCGACTAGCCGTAGCCGCGTCAGCCGTTAGGGACTCGGCAAATTGCTGTACGCTCGCGTTGGCGAGAGTATTAGCCTTTACGAGTACGTCGGAGATGCGTCCAAGGTTCGCCGTGTCCTTTGCTACGTTCTTACTCGATAAGCCTAGAGCCGACTGAGCATCGGTTAGAAGGTCGGTAGCCAGAGCCATATCGAAGGCTCCCGCCGTAGCGAACTTCGCGACCTTCGGGATGAGGGCCATAGACTGAGCCGCGTCTTTACCCGCCGACGCGAGAAAGAAGTATGACTCAGCTAACTCGGTTGGGCCTTGATGCAGCCTCCCGTCCGTTGATAGGGAGAGAGCCGTACTTTTCATCTGCTCCATCTCGGCAGTAGTAACGTCCATGATGGACGTACTCTTAACCATCGCGGAGTCGAAGCTCGCAAACGCTTTCGTCGCCATCCCGCCGATAAGCAAGAGCGGTAACGAAAGACCAACCGTCATCATACGCCCGATCTTCTTCATACTACCGCCGATAGACTTGAGACTACCGGCGGCCATTTCACGGAACGTCTTGATGTACTTTCCCTTCGCGTCGTGGAGTCGCCCGTTGACGTCGCGGGTAAACTTCTCAGTGTCCTTTACGCCCGCACGTAGCATCTTCCGGTAGCCACTACCGTCTCCGGTAAGTCGCACCAGCAGTCCTTGAGCTTCTTTCGTACTAGCCATCGTCGCGATCTTTCTTAATCCAAGTGACGTTAGCTAAACCGCCAAGCATAGAAAGCCAACCGGCTTTAGAATCCTCGGTTTGTTTATTTAGCTTATCGGCTTTCGTCTGCTTCCTTGACTTCGTCTTCTGTCGGCTGAACGGTAGCTTGAACTGATCGAGGGTTATAGAGTTCGGATTCTTAGCGAGTACACGGCGAACTTCTTGAGCTATCTGCATCAGGTAATGCTGGTCAATAGAGGGATGAGATTCTAGCTCGTCGAGGTACGCCACCCACGCTTTGAATTGTCGATTCGTATGAGTAGTCCAACACTCTTCTAACGACATACCGAGATGGCTCGCTAGGCGGAGCCAGTCTCGATACCTTCCAATAAGTTTTTTGCATTCTCCTCTCGGTCGCGTACGGCTGCGAGCTTCTCGTCAATCTCGGTACGTTCTTTCAGGAGCGACTCAATCGTGTCGTCGTCCGTCGCCATGTCGCTGATCTCTTTGACCTTATCGTAAAGAGCCTTTTGAACTCGGTTCGGCCAAGAGCGAATCTTGTCGAGCGACACGTTCTTGTTCTTGTCGTTGAAGAGGCACATGGATACTAGGTACGGCTCGCAGTTTGCCATACCCTTGATGGCTACCGCGTCTCCGTCTTGGAGTCGAGTATTGTCCATCATCATGTTGCGATACTTAACGACGGCATCTCCGCTCGCTTCTCGTAACAAATACGCAACGTCATCGACGTTGATTACAATCGAGACGGGAGTCAAGTCGAAGTTCATCGGGCTGAGATCGAAAGCAGTACTGTCCATGGTTCGCTCCAAAGGTTAGAAGTAAGAAAAGTGGGGCATCCTTGCCCCGGTTATCCTTCCGTGGGGGAGGGTCCAAATTATGTACCAGCAATTTCCGTCATGACTGGTCCGGCTTCGACGTTGTTGACCGGATCGTAGTTAGTCGGAGTGATAGTACAAGTCGCTTCCGGCTGAGCTCCTTCGGAGTGTTCTCCCGGTTGGAAGTTCTGCAAGATACCGAAGAAGGCGAGCGTGGAAAGGTCGGGGAAGTGAACGGTGATAGTACCGTTCGTACCCGCGATAGCAAGAACCTCATCGTACGCATCGGGATCGTACGCCGCAGTGAACGTCATCGGCGTGAGAGTCTTCAACGCACGCTCGGCGAACGTACGCCAGACGGTGTTGTGCATCGTACTCGTATCTACTGGATCGCCAGTTTCGATTCCCGGAGGAGTTACCGTCTTCTCCCAGAGGGAAATATCCGGGTCCAACGAGAACGCAACTTTGGTCGAGTGCCCGTCATCCATAAAGATGCCGAGCGGAGTAGATCGAGCAGCAGCAACTGGAGCAGCCATAGTAGAATCTCCTTCGTACTATCAAGGGGGTAGTTAGGGTTGGTCAGCTTGGTAGGCAATCACCAAACCGGAGACTAATTGGATTGAAGTAAAATTACCGTAGATGGTCGTCCCAGCACTTAGGGTGACTCCATTCAGATTTGCTAGACCCGTCATCCCAGAACATACGGTAGTGCCGGTATTCAAAACGGCGTCGGCGATAACGTAAACGGCGAACCACTTGCCGGTAATGAGGCTTGTATCGTTGAGTACGTTACTCCCTTCCAAGCCGTGTGCTCGATCCATACTCATGGCTTATTCCTTATGCGGTTTGTCTTAGAGAGACGAGAGCGTTGATAGTAAACTTGACGCGAGTGTCGGCGGTGATCCCTTTACCAAGAGAGTTGATTGTACCGACGCGAGTGATTGCTTGGACGGCGTATACCGACGAAGCGATAGTGACAGACGATCGGAGTACGTTGATGTCTACTGAATCGGCTATCGCGTTCGCCTTCGTAGCTCCAACCGAGTGTAGAGCCGATCGTACGTTGATCATGATTCCGTACTTGCCTTGCATTTGCCCATCGGTAAGCGTACGTCCTTCGTTGATTCCCGGTGTGTCGTAGACGGTTATGCAATTGTCCGGTAGGTCTGGCTCCCTCGCGACGAAGACCGGCCACGAGCCGCTACCGCCCGGACCACTCCCGAGAGAGAGGTTCACGAGTAGATGAGCTACTACGTCAGAGACCGAATGTACAAGTAGTCCGGGCACTAGAGTATCCGAGTGAATGCTGAGTTACGGAGGTTGCCCGTATCAACGGGTACGAGTTCTTGCGAAGCTCGTTGGAGTTTGAATCCGGCGAGGAGTAATGCAGTAGCAAGCTTCCCGGTCTTGCGGTATGTCTCTTTGATGATCTTGATTAGTTCCGGTCTCGACTCTCGGAAGGGTTGTTCCAGGAACTTCGCTTGGGCTTTCTTATTTTTACGAGCGCTGTAGACACGCTCGACGTTCTCGTGGATATGAATAGCGTAGTTCGCCGTGTAGCCTACGCCCACGCTCACGTCGTGCTCTCTCTTGCTGGTCTTATCGAGGAGACTAAGCTGCCCGATAAGCTGGCTGACTCCTTCTACGTGATTGACTTTTCCCATGTTACAGCCCTAGCCCTAAGCCCATCCAAAGTGGGTGAGAATTTTCATTGAGTGGAGTACCTCCGCCGTAACTTAACCAGACATTTGGCCCCCAAACATTTGCCGCCCAAACGTCGTTACCCCAAATCGTATTTTCCACCTAGGTATCTCCTACTAAGCGGGAGCGAACTCGTCGCCTTCTGTACCAGAACCGGTCAGAGTTTGGCCTACGATCTGCGTCACGTTGAAACCAGTCAGCCCATCGTAGGCCCGCACTTGCGGTTCCTCGCAGCGATGGATGTTCGTGTCGTCGTCCAGCCAAATATCATAGTTGGCAATGACGTTCGCACCCGCATCCTGAATCGAGACGTTGTGCCAGCCGCTTAGGTCTTCGGTCACGTCTGCCGAGTACAAACCAAGGCAGTTGGTTTTCTCCGTGCAGGTGTCCGCACCGCCGCTGTTTGCCAGCGTGTCCGAACCGTAGGCGTACAATTCAAGTGTTACTGTCAATCCGGTAGGTGCGTAGAATTCGACTGGAGTTGTGGCCATCGGTTATGCCTCTTGTAATTGGGGTTGATTAACTTGGCAGAGTTCGGTGAAGTCTGAATAACGTTCTGCGATCTCATCGGCGTAAGACTCTGGCAGCACACCCGGCCAGCGTGTCAATGCCCGCTGATCGACTTGCGACCTGATCGTATGCAGGTCCATTCCGTGGATTGCATCATTCTCGACCGTGGACTGCTCTACGTTGTCGGCATCAATATCCATCGAATCCAGACCGCAGAAATCGCAGATTGCGTTGACCGTAACTTGCGTGTTGGTCACTAGATTGGGATACGGCACCAACGCCATTTGCTCGCCCATGCGTTCGCGTGCGTCTCGTATTCGGTTGATTGCCAGCCCGGCGATTTGATGCTTTCTCAAGAGAACTTCGCACCGATCAACGATAGTCTGTGACTCGAAATACTCTTCGCCAACCGGGTATCGATAATCAATGTCCCGTTTTCGGTAGAGCAACTCGAATGATGCCAGTACATCGCGGATGTCTCGAATTGGAACGATCGTCTTCGGTTCGATCCCGCACTGTTGTAGGTCTTCCATGAACGCCAGCCAGCCACGCGACTTATCGAATACCGCTCGACCGGCACTCAGTTCATCGTTGAAGAATCCCGATATGATCCCTCGCAAGGATCCCTGTACTCGCGGTCGAACAACATCCAGCCCCTCTGCCTGAAATTCTTCTATGTCCCGCCAGTGATTCCGAGAGTGAATAAACAAGTCGGCGAGACCGCTTGTCGGCGTGCAGTAGTTGTTTGGATTCTGGGCCAGCAGATTCATCAGAAGCGTTGAACCGGCTCGCGGAAGTCCTGATACAAAAAACATAGTCATGCGTTAGGAGACCTTGATAGTTTCTTCCATTTGCTTGCCGAATTGTTCCATCTTGCTTTGGGTGGTTCGCACAAGTCCCAGCGTCTCTTGATCCATGTTGTAGACAGCCACTCTTTGCCTCAGAAGATTCTGGATCGCGGATGTAAGGCGATCCATCTTCTTGCGATCGGAATCGTCGCCTTATTCTGCGAAGGCATCGAGTAGTAGTTGCTTCATCTCTCTTGGCACTGATATCGACAAATTAACCCTGTCGTTTGCGTCAGTGATAACTGGTAGCGTGGCCATGTTCCGGTTTCTCCTAACCTGTAACTTCAACGAGTGTTATGCGGGCAACCCAGCGAATTGTCTTTGACGCTTCGCCGGTAACGTCTAACTTCAATGCGTTGTTTGTGTCGTCTGCTGTCGCTTGGCAATCCCATGCGGATGTGTCTTCCGCGATAACCGTCTTGGTGACGGTGCCGACTAAAGCCGTTGTACCTGCGTTGTTATCAATACAACCCACTAATCGGTACGCCGCCGATTCGCCGTTTGCATCGGTACGCCTCGCTACCATCAGCACATCAAATGTCCAAGTAGTGTCCGTCGCAATCGTGCATCGCAGGGATGAACCGTTTAGAAACAATTCCACATTCGCGGTTGCATCTGTTGTACTCTTCCGGGCAAGCAGTACAGAAGTTTGAGCATCGCCCGTCGCAGAAAACCTACCAGCACCGTGGGACTGCTGAGCGTATTTGTCGGATTTGGCGTACATGCCACCGAGAACTGCCCCATAGTTGGCTGAAACGATATTCGTATACCCGCCTGCGATCACCGTCTCGTTGCCATTCGAGACATTGATGTTGCCGCCTCCGATGAATGACTGCCTACCGGTACAGCTACTTATATTCCCGCCAACAATAGATGAACTTACACCAGAAACAGTATTACCTGTTCCACAACCAATAAATCCTTTATCTCCTCCGTTAATAGTATTCCATGTACCGGCTACGATTCCACTGTTATAACGACTTCCTGTTATCTCATTCCTCGCTCCAGCAACAATACCAGAAATTAACCCGGTACATGTATTAGTATCTCCAGCTCCTACAAAACAATGTCTGCCGCTTGCGATATTATCTTCTCCCCCGCAAATTACAGAATTATTTCCAGAAGCAACCATGGTTGCTACAGCACGCTTGGTCTGTAAATCTACTGCATTCTCACCCCTGGCATTACCAGCGGTCGCCCCTTCATTGGCTGCTTGGATGTCATAGGTTTGGTCAGTGCCCTGAACCGTACCTCCGCCTCCACCGCCAGCGGAAGGCGTCTCCCAATCAGCCGTGCCG